AATATTAACAACTTAGGAGTTAACATGGATAAGAAACAAGTAGTAAAGATTGCTGATAAAGAAGCTGCAAAAGAAGTTCATAAACATGAACATCATATGCATAAAGGCAAGCCAGTTACTAAAATGGCTAAAGGTGGAGTGACAAGCAAGGCGATGAAAGCAGTAGGTCGCAATTTAGCTCGTGCTCATAATCAAAAAGCAGGGAGCAAATAATGGCTACTCAAGTTAAACCGACTACTAAGAATAGTCCAAAGATTACGATTGGTAAAAATAAATTTGCTGAACCAGCTGAGGCATATGCCAATCCACATACCAATAAAGAAAAGCATATTACTGGTCAAGAAGTGATGGATCGTGGAACTTATGCTCGTGAAAAAGCTGCCAAAGATGTAAACATCAAAGATCCTATTAAGGGTGGAGTAAGTTACGGCATGGCAGTAGAAAAAAAAGATGGTATTGAAATGCGTGGAGCTGGTGCAGCAACTAAAGGAAAAATGAGTCCAGAGGACCAATGGCGTGAACTACGAGCAGCTCTTTAATACGATACAAGCGTATTCTCAAAATACGGAGTCTACGTTTGTTGCTTACATTCCTACATTTATTCAGGAATGTGAAGAGCGTGTTTATAACTCAGTTCAGTTTCCATCATTACGGAAGAATGTAACAGGTAGTTTAACGGCAAGTAATCCTTATTTATCTTTACCAAACGATTATTTGGCTACATTTTCTTTGGCAATTATTAATCCAACAACAGGTAATTATTCTTATCTTTTGAATAAAGATGTGAATTATATTCGTGAGGCTTATCCCAATCCTAATTCAACTGGAACTCCATTTCATTATGCTTTATTTGGTAATCAGTTTTCTAATCCTAATGAGTTGTCGTTGATTATTGGACCAACACCTGATATGTCTTATGGTGCTGAATTGCATTATTTTTATTATCCAGCATCAATTGTTCAAGGAATTATTTTAAGCATAGCATTAACAAGTGCTGGAGCTAACTACATACCAGGATTTTATCCTAATGTTCCTTTTCAATATTATTCTACAAGTGGTAATCAGTCTGGCGTTGGTGGATATGGTGATGTATTGGTAGGAACAAATGGTTCAATTACTTCTGTTCAATTGCAAAATGGCGGTAGTTTTTACAATGCTAGTGATGTATTAACAGTCAATACTACTTATTTAGGTGGTAGTTCTACTGCATCTGGATTTAGTTTTAATGTGGTAACAGTTAATAATTCTAATGGTCAAAGTTGGTTAGGTGATAACTTTGATCCAGTTCTTTTATATGGATCTATGCGAGAGGCTATGATCTTTATGAAAGGTGAACAAGATATGGTAACTTATTATGAGCAAAAATATCAAGAAGCTCTTCAATTAGCCATTCGTCTTGGTAATGGTATGGAGCGTGGTGATGCGTACAGGGATGGAATGACTAAACTTAATACTAATCTTAAAGGTAATGTAATCTCATGATAGTTCAAACATCATGCACAGTTTTTCAACAAAACCTTTTAAGTGGTTTAGAGAACTTTTCTGTTTCTAGCCCATATACTTATAAGATTGCTTTATATAATGCCAATGCTAATTTAGGGCAGTCTACAGCGGCATATACCACGGTTAATGAGGTAGTTGGAACTGGTTATACAGCAGGTGGAAATATTTTAGTTATTTCAACATTTCCGACACAAAATACACAATATAATGTAAGTTATGTATCGTTTAATAATGCAGTTTGGAACCCAGCATCCTTTACTACAAGAGGAGCATTAATTTATAATGCAACTACAGGAGCAGCGTGTTTTGTGTTGAATTTTGGATCAGATAAAACTTGCACAACTAATTTTACAGTACAGTTCCCAACAGCTTCATACAATAGTGCAATATTAACGATTGGAACCAATACAGGCAGTCTTAACTATAGCAGTCCAGATTAGGAGAAATTATGACAAACGAATTAGCCAGCTGCGGTGATAACGCTGTAGCAACATTACAAGCAAATGTAACTATTCCTGAAGGAATGGGCGTAGAAGGACATTACCACGTTGAGTGCCGTGATGCAAACGGTAACTTAAAGTGGACAGAAGAATTTCCTAATTTAGTTGTTGCTGTAGGTAAACAGTTAATGCTGGATACTTTATTAAGAACATCAGGAACATATACAACAGTAGGACCGTTCTTAGGTTTGATTGGTAATAGCACAACATTTGCAGCTACCGATACAATGGCTTCACATACATGGACAGAGTTTGTTAACTACACAGTTAGTGGTTCAGCAGTTCGTGGAACGGCCGTATTTGGTGCGTCTACATCTACAGGATCTACACCATCTAACGTGACTACATCTTCAGCAACAGCGATTACTTATACAATTACTGGCGGTGGTGGAACAGTTTATGGATGCTTCTTGGTAACAGGATCAGGTGCTGTTAGTACACAAAGTTCAACGGCTGGTGTTTTATATTCAGAAGGTAATTTTGCAGTTGCTAAAGCAGTTACGGCAGGTGATACTGTTAGTGTTTCATTTTCAACCACTGCAACTTCTTGATTTTAAACAGATTTTTAGGAGCGTCATATGGCGTTGACATTAAAAGACCGTGTTTTAGAGACAGCAGCAGCACCAGGCACAGGAGCGGTTACGCTACTCGGAGCAGTAACAGGCTATCAAACTTTTTCTGCTGCTGTTGGTAATGGCAATACTTGTTACTACACAATTGCTGACCAGTCTGGTGCGAACTGGGAGGTGGGTCTGGGCACTTACGCTTCCGCAGGAAATACATTAACTCGTACAACGATCTTATCGTCATCTAACGCTGGCTCTACTGTTAACTTTGCTTCAGGTACACAGAACGTATTTGTAACTTATCCTAGCGAAAAAGCAGTTTATTTAGATGCATCAGGAAACGTACAGCCGTCTTTAGGAACAGCAACATTTAGTTCTATTACCGACTCAGGACTAACAAGCGGTCGAGTAACTTACGCTGGTACAAGTGGATTATTACAAGATAGTGCTAATCTTACTTTTAACGGAACAACATTAACGGCTAATACGCTTAATTTAACTAATGCTCTTGGTGTAGCATCAGGTGGCACAGGATTAACTTCATTAACATCAGGATATATTCCTTACGGAAATGGTACAAGTGCTTTTAGTTCTAGTAGTAACTTATATTACGATAGTGCAAATATTCGATTAGGTGTAGGTATTTCTACTCCTGCAACAACATTGTGTGTAAATGCAACTGCAACAATTCGTGACCCACTAAATAGTGTGGCACAACTTACATTTGGTGGTTCAGGTTCAGATTATTATGGTCGTATTTTTTATAATCTATCTACTAATGCAATGCAGTTTTTTGTTAATTCTAGTGAAGTTGCTAGGTTTTCATCTTCTGGCTATCTAGGAATAGGTACAAGTAGTCCTAGTTCGTTATTAAGTATTAGTGGAAGCAATGCAAGTCCTATAGGAATATCTATAACAAATACAAATTCAGGAACAGTTTGTAATTTAAGTGCAATGGGGGCAACAGGTTTTGGTGTAACTAATTGGGCTAATTCAACAGTTTTAGAATCTGTGCCCACAAGTACTGGTGGATTAGTTTTAAGTTCATATACAGGAAATATGTATTTTCAAACAAATAACAGACAACCATATATGACGCTTGATTCATCAGGCAATCTAGGACTTGGAGTTACTCCTAGTGCTTGGACAACATTTAAAGTTATGCAACTTGGAACTACAATGGCTGTTGCTGGAGTAAACGGCACAAGTTCTAATGTGTTTGCAAACGCATATTATGATGGCTCATATAAATATATTGGCACAGGTGCTGCGTATAGATATGAACAAAATATAGCTACAGGTTATCATGCTTGGCATATAGCACCATCAGGTACAGCAGGAAATGCTATATCCTTTACCCAAGCAATGACTTTAAATAACTCAGGTCAATTAGGTATAGGAACAACAAGTCCAAGCTACACTCTTGATGTTCAAAGTGGTTCTTATGCACAAATAAGATTAAAAACAAGTTCATCGTATGATGCAATTTTAGGACAAGATGGAAGTAGTAATTTTAATATTTCCAATGGTGGTTCTGTTCAAATGACTTTAACTGCATCAGGCAATCTAGGACTTGGAGTTACTCCTAGTGCTTGGAGTGGAAAAGCATTTGAAACTCCTGCTGGTGGTATTTTAGGTTATTCAACAAGCTCTATGAATA